TTCTTAATTGCAGCCTTTTTTACGGGAGCCGCTTTCTTTACAACTGCTTTTACTGTTGCAGCTTTCGGTGCTGGGGCATCCCAATCTGGGCGAGCAACTGACATTACAAGGCTGTATGCTCTCTTCTTTAGGAATACGCCGTCTCCGTTTGCTTGTGATCCCTTTGAGCTTCCGCTAGTGTTTCCTTCGTAGCAGTGCAAATTTTTTCCGTCATTCTTAACAACAATTCCAACGTGTTCTGTGTCGGTTGGTGTTTTATCAAAGTTAAAGAATACAACGTCTCCTGCTTGTGCTTGTCCAATTGGAACAATTCTCTTGTTCTTTGCAAACCATTGTGCTCCTGCATCGCATGATGCAAAGCCTTTCTTTGTTGAAGCGGCAACTAGGTGAACTAATCCTGCATCATCAAAGCATCCTGAAACGAACATTGCACACCAAGGTTGGTGATTCATTCCGTATCTCTTTCCAAAAACTGTATCGTTATTTGGTCCTTCTGCATATCCCTCATCAGCATACTTCTTTGCTGCTGCTACGACCTTTGCGGCCAGTGGGTGTGTGGTTTGTGCCATTTTATTTCTCCTTATTGTAGTTGACTTGATTATAGTATAGCATTTTTTTTATTTGAGCGGATGATGAGAATCGAACTCACCCCTTCTGCTTGGAAGGCAGAGGCACTACCAATATGCAACATCCGCATTGTGCCATCGGCAGGAGTCGAACCTGCGACCATTCGGGTAGAAACCGAGTGCTCTGTCCTCTGAGCTACGAGGGCGTATTTTTAATCATTTGGAATGTCGGTATCAAGATCCATCTCAATTAAACCAAATTCCTTTGCCAGCTTTTTTCCTTCATCGGACATTTCAATTACTGCTTCAAGATTTTCATTGTAAGTAACACTAATTAATCCTTTGTTATACAATTCAATTAAAGATTCATCAACATGCTCCTGATGAGCTTTCCATAAATCGGGGGCAATTAATTTTGCCCTATCGGTTATGTTAAATATAAATTCGCCGTCTTCATCCATGCCCGCCAACTCTATTGCACCTATTGAAATATAGTATTCCATTCTATCTTCGCTGTCCATATTTACCTTTCGTGCAACAAGTAGGACTTGAACCTACGATTACCGAATTATGAGTTCGGGGCTTTAACCAACTAAGCTATTGTTGCTTAGCAATCTATTGTATCGTGCCGTCTTCGTTCTTGTCAATAGTCTCTTCAACTATCTGTTGTACATATTCAGAAAAATGTTTTCTAATATTCCCCATTGGTCTGTGACCAGCAAGTTTCCATATTCTCTTATATTCAATTACATTAGAGAATGTAGTTGGGCAAATAACTATTCCATTATATTCTTTTAATACAGTAGGTAGTGGAACATGTTTTCCACAACACTTGCATTCTTTTGCTTTTTCTTGATACGTGCTCATATTATTTGCATCCTGTCCATTGCGTCTCGTAAATTTTCTGGCATTCTTGGTGCCCTTATAAGATTATAAGAGCTAGTTTCTCCGTCTGCCTCTGTTCCAAAATCATTGTCGTAGCTCATAGATTCATATGTATGTATATTTATTTCTTGATCCGTATCAAATTTACTTCTGCTTATTGAGTTATAAATTGATCCACAAACTGCATCCGCCAAGTCTTTAGAGCCTTTTCTTGGGTGGTCCACCCTGTCTCGCATAATTCTTAATTGTAAAAGCTCATCAATAAGCAATGGGATATGTGGCCCAACTACTCTTTCTTCGGCAACAACCATTGCCATGTCGTCATAATGTTTTTTAGCGACAGACAGAATTTCTGTATTGATGCCGTATTGTTTTAGTTGTTGCATCATATCATGTGAATTCCATCTGTCAAAGGTACAAACACGAATTTTAAATCCTCGTGTTTTTAATGAAAGAATATAATCCTTTACTTCAGTAAAGTCTACAGACTTATCTTTTGTTGGTGTCCAGAATCTTACTGCGTCTATCTCAACAATTGGGGCTGGTTGAGAGTATGTATCTGTTACCTTTACATTAACCCACCTATTAACGTGTGCCATTGCAACTGCACAATGGTCATGCTTTTGTGCAAGGTCAACGTGTATAAAATATTCTTTATCTGGATCTGGTATAAACCACTCTTCTAATCTGCCAAAGTTATCTACAGCTAAGTGTGCTTTGCTAAATGCTTTTTCAACCTTTTCTTTTGATTTAAAAAATGCATCAATGGCATCAGGTGGCATGCATGCAAATCGTGATAAGGCATCAAGAGGATTTGTAAAGAATGCAACTTTAAAGTCATCAATATTTCTTACTGGGTTAACTTCCCAAGTTGGTCTCTTTAAAGCGTATACCCTAGGAATCTTATATGAAAGTATATGGTCTTCTTCCCACTGTATCTCAAACTCATTCCCCTGTGTGCCGTCTGGAAGGTCCTCATCCATTTTAAAGTGATGATCACGAACAACTGTTTCAACGTCAGCAACTACAGCATTATATCTTTGCTGTATATAATCGTTTTTATATCTAGGGAAAGAAAGTAGAATTACTTTGCCAAAGTCTGGAAAACGAGAGTCTACAGATGCACGATACATGTCATATATAGCCGCACCTGTCTTTGCCTGATCGTGTCCTGTTGTGTTTTCAATTGCAAAACCAGAAATCTCATCAAGAATAACAACAATAACGTTATATCCTTCCCAAGCTTCACGCTCAGAGTGCCCAGAGTGTACTGTTATTGCCTTGTCAAACTTAACTTCCGATGCCTTGTCTGTATACTTACCAGCAAACCACGGTGACTTTTCAATTCTTGTTTTAAATCCTTTAAAAAATACGTTGCTTGCCTGTTGCGAGTTAATAGCAATATTAATGATATCAATGCTATCGCCTGGAGGCTTTCCGTAATATGTGGCTGGATCTTTTAAGCACAATAGTAAATACACTATATATGAAGTTGCAATAGTTGAGCAGTAATCTTTACCCGAACCTTTTCCTAATTGAGCTACCACCTCATTAGCAGTTTGTTTAAATCTTATCTTTCCTTCTTCTTCTCCAAATAATTTGATGAGGGTTGACTCTTTATAGATCTGCGAACTTTTTTCGATAAGCGTGTACTGATAGTCGGAAAGTTCTGGAAGCCCAAGGTATTCTGGACTTCTAACAAACGTTTTAAGATCGACTGGTTTTTCATCGAACTCCTCTCCATCGAGCATGTCGATAAGGTCGGTAAAATCAAACGACATCGGCTTCCTCTACTGGGACTGACTCAATTACTCCAGTAATTTGGGATAATCTTTTTGCTACTTCCATCTTACACTTAGGGCATATTGATGTAGTCTCTTTTAAAATTCTAACAAGGATGTCTTGCTTACGCTCTGTCTCTGCAATTTGTGATGCAATTTCATTGTTTTCTAATACTCCAATAGATTGAAGCATTGCAATTCTTTTAGTCTCTATGTCTGCAATAAGCTTTAATGCACCAGACTTTATTCCTAGCTGGCCTGTTTGATCTGCATCTTCTACTGTTTTCCACGCCTCTTTGATAAGCATGGCATAGTGCTGATCCGCCCCTGAGATGGCCTCTCGGGCACGATCTCTAATATTGCTATCATTATGTACAACGTCTTTCCAATCGTCGATTAACTCAAGGACCTCTTTGCGTTGTATTCCAGTGGTGGTGGCGATCTGTGTGGGTGTGCTTCCTTTTAGAAGTTCTTCAACTACCCTGTTCATTCTGTCAAAATGCTCTGACAATTCTATTTCGCTCATTAATCCATTATACTTTCAGTCGACTAAAATGTCAATCAGAATTAGCCCTAGCAATCTTATATAGGACTAAGTATCCAATTAAATCGTCAATATCGTTATCTCCAGCAAAGCCTTGGTTGTTCTTTACCCTATTTAATTTATCATCAATACGAACTTTTAATTGCTCTGTTGAATCCGCCGTTGAAAATATCCTTGCTGGCTCTAAAGCAGAGTTGCCATACGAGATATTCTTTTCAATTAACATGTGTGCAATTTCGTGGCATGCTCCCCAGATCTTATTGCCTGCTGGTGCACCTACTGATCTTAAATATAAATCACTACAATTAAAATTGTTGACATCCCCAAATACCGCCTTTAGCATCATCTTCTCCTAATTAATTGAAACTGTTCTAGATATCTCTGTATGGTCATAGCAGAGACTTTACATTCATCGGCAATTTCAGTTACCGTTTTCTTTTGAACCACATATCTTCTATGTAGCCAATCTTTACTTTGATATAACTTCATCGCTCTGTTAGTACTTTGTTAGCATAATGTGCAATACCAAAGCTATCTGCAACGTCAAAATCCACCACATTTAAATTATACTTCCCGTTAAAATAGTCAGCAGTTCTCTGCTTTCTCATGCTCCTTAATTTGTTTTGATACCAGGAGTCGGCATATCCTGGGTTAAGTGCTCTTATTGCCTGTTTCTCTTCTTTCGTTGGGTTCTTATTACCGATGTACGATTGCCAAGAAGAAGGTGCTATCGTAATAACCTTTGCTCCAGTAGACATCAACTCTGCTATAACTACTCCATAAACATATGATAGTTTAATTACAGCATCTGCTGACTTAACAAATACTGCACCCTCAACAACAATGTAATCTGACTTTAATTCCTCTAGCATAGAATGCATTTTATTTTTTGCATCGTGGATCTTTTCATATATATCTTCGCCTAACAGATTAACCTTGCCCCACTTTAATGGAATATCATTTTCCATCAAGCAGAAAGCAATAGAGTTAGTAGAGGCATCTATGCCTAACACCCTGTTGGCTTGAGTCTTCTTTAAGCTAGCTAATGTC